TTCAAAGTGGAGATCCTGAAAGGCCTACACAATTTTACGGCTACAACGGGGAATACTTTTAAACTAGCGCTATACGATTCAGAAGCAACTTTAAGTAAATCTACAACTGCTTTCACACAAACTGATGAAGTGGCTAACTCAGGAACTTATTCTGAGGGAGGCGGAACATTAACATCTGTAACACCAACTTTATCAGGTGATACTGCTGTATGTGATTTTAGTGACATATCATTTACAAGTGCAACTATATCCGCACAAGCTGCTGTTATTTATAACAGTTCAACTGTATCTGGTTTAACTACAAACGCAGCTGTTTGTGTTCTTGATTTTGGTGCTGTGAAATCTTCAACTGCTGGCACGTTTACAATTACGTTTCCTGCAGCTGAAGCAACTGCTGCAATTTTAAGAATAGCATAGGAGATAAAAAATGGCCTCTATCCAAGGATGGGGCCGAGAAACTTGGAACAGTGGTGCCTGGTCGGAACAAGCACCTGTATCTGTTACAGGTAATGGCCTCACGTCATCTCTAGGTACTGAGACAGTTACCACTGACCAAAATATTTCA